CCATAAGTTTCTCCTATTTGTTTAAATAAATGTACTCAACTGTTTTTGCATCTCTTTCTCTTAACCGCCACTCACTCCAGTTCTTTGCATTACCATCCCTATCCCACTGACAATAATGAAACAACTCATGAACTATAACATAATCTTTAGTCATTGCAACAGGTGTTAGTGTTATAGTACCTTCTTGGAAATAATTACTAACGCCTTGCTTGAACTCAGCATCTTGTGGGTAGCAAGAGATTAGAGCTAGAAACTCAAACAAGGACGCTAGTAAGATAGGATCAGGCATCGTTAAATTTCACAGACTCCAGCAGAGCAAGCCAACTGCTGAGCACCTTCGACATTATCATCCACTTCGATGAGACTGTCCCAATCAATCTCTTGAGGCATCTTATGCAACAATTCTTTATACTCTTCCTCACTGCATTCCTCGTATGGAGCCTGTTTATAAGTACCTCCATCGTAGGGTAAGAAGCTGACACCAGATACATCATCGAAGTTCTTCCACACCCACGCACCAACCTCAACCCACTCGTCCTCATTGACTGAGATAGTCACTGAAGGTTTGTGTTCACACCAATGTTGCTGATACATCATCCATAAGTCCAGATGTTGGACTGCAGTCAAGTCCTCACGCAGTAGTGCATTGTGTGGTGCTTTCTTAGGGAAGCTAAAGATAGTAGTAGACTCAGGACGCATGACACAATCCTCAAAGGGTATGCCTTGCTCCATCATGAAGGTGGAAAGAGGGTCTTTCTTATCGCCACGAATACGTCTGATATAATAACGACTATGGCGTGGATGAATGCCACTGGCACTATCAACAAGCTGAGACACAGTACCACTAGGTTTAATGCAAGTAATAGCAGTAGACACAGGGATGCCAAGCTCGCCTGCGAGAAGTTTGTTTGTCTCTGCAGCTTCCATCTTAAGTTTTTCAAGAAGAGTTTTAGTTTGAACAATAGTATCTCCAAGTATTTTGTTATCAAGGATACCAGTCAGTGAGACACCCAACAATCTTTCTTCCTCAGTGTTGCGATTCCATATCTTTCTGAGGTAAGGGAAGTGTGTCATTGTAGACTGATAGGTTCCCAGTATTGTAGCTAGGTTTACCTTACGTTCAAGATCATAGATCGAATCACTCTCTCGAACGACAACCTCAGATAGATTACAGAACTGATAAGGTCTAAGGATAATCTCAGAGCAAGGGTTAGTTCCAAACTCTGGTTCAGTAGTCCTACGTCCATTCTTACCTGCTTGAAACTGAGCAGCCTCTCTATTAAAGATACCACGCTCACCTGAGTGGCTGTGATACAGGCTGTTCCACTCGTCCATGAATTGACCAACATCAGGTCTACGAGCATACACAGCAGAGTTGTTAGCTAACGCACGTTGAGGATTAGCTTCCCACCACTGACCTGTCTTAGCGTTACGCATCTTGTCATCTTCTAAGTCAGACAGTGATATCATGGCTGAACGTCTAACACCACCTACTACCACAACCTCTGCTACCTTACACATGATATCATGACACTCTAGTGTGGTGAGCTTGCGCCCAGAGGCACACTTAAACTTACGAACAACAAACTCAAACAGTTCATGTAAAGGACCAGGACCACTAGCTCTACCACCGAATGTCTTTAACCTAGCACCTGCAGGACGAACCTTATCTGTGTTCCACTTAGGTACTTCACCTGAGTACAACAGGGCTATGACTTGACGTAATGCCTTAGCCCATCCTTCCTTGCTGTCTGATACCACGACAGTAGAGTCTGACTCAAACATCATGTGTGGTACTTCAGGTAGCTTGTCAACGTACTTCTTCTCAACACTGAAGCCAACACCAGTGCCACACAGTAGTATGTACATCGCCTCATCAAAGCACTTAGGATCATCAACAGGTAGGTAGGCACAGTTGTAACCTGCTGTGTTGTCCCTCTCAAGGGCTTTACCAGCTGTCATGATAGAGCGCATAGAAGGTACTATCTCTAAGTTCTTAATAGCCTCACGCAGCTCTGAGTCTGTCTGCATAGGTATCGTGTAATTCATCTTAGTCTCTAGATGGTTCTTCATGAAGTCCATGTATCTATCAACTGTTTCAAACCAATTCTCTCTGCGTTCTTCTTCTTCTAAGAATCGTGAGTACCTGCTTTTAGCTATGTATTCCTGGTAAAAATCCATTATATTTCCTCAATAAGTTTGTCGTAATTTTCTTCAATAATATCTTCAAATCTGTTCAAGATGTCAACAGTAGTTAAGTCTAGTAACTCTAATATTACAGTCTCATCCAGCACTGATAATTTTTCTTTAAGTTCAACAAGCGTCAAGTTCATCATTAGTCTCCTTGTCTTCATTAGTCATAACAACTAATGCAGAGTAACCACTTATGTCATGCCATGAATCGTTCAGCATAAAGTCACCGTTAAGTAAACGTGCCATCTTATTAGCAATCATGTCTAAACTTTCACGAGCATAGTCAGGCATGATGTAGTAGTTAGGTGACTGCCTCATGATTTTCTTTATGTCTTGACTGATCTGACTAACTATTTCATATCTTCCGTACTGTCCTTCTCTTGTTGTTAGTGTCTCACTAATTTCCATATTGTTTCCTCAAGTAGTTAATTGATACGGGCATCTCGTCAAAGCTACCATTGTTTACTTCGTTCAACATCCAGATACCGGACCAGCTACCGTTAGTCTGAGGGTTTAAATACTCCTCATCGTGTTGGTAAAAGATACCGGCAAACAATCCAGTAATACTAGAGCCATCAGCTTTCTTGCTGTAAGAGATACCTCTGTCTTGAACGTGACCCATGATACAACTCATGTGTTTCTTTTGTAGCATGAGGTGAGGGCTACTGACTGGTCTACCCATAACACCAGATGTAAAGTAATGACTATAAGCAATACCGTTTACAATGGCTACATCTAAAAAGTTATGCACTTCCCAGTTATGTTTCTTTAGATTGAAATCATTATAACCTACCAGACCCTCTAACTTTCTATCTGATTCTATTGCTCTATCAATACGATACTCATGGTTACCTATAAGGAATACTTTCTTAGGCTTCCATACTTTCTTTTTGTTTTCTTTCTGTCTCTTCTGTTCTTCGATGATAGGTTTCATGAACACATCCATAGCATCGTTACCTGCTTGAACGTCATGGTTGTATGTCCTACCTTCGAAAGACTTCTTACCTATGTCGTAAACACTAAGGCTTGACATATCCCAGTGATCCCCTAAGTGAACGATAACATCAGGCTTAGTCTTGACTGCGTACTTACCTGCCCACTCTAAATGATCGAATGAGTTACCAGGTTTGCATTGTGTGTCAGGTATAACTAAGTGTCTCATATAGATTTCTCCATACTTCTTTTGTTAAGTTCTTTAAGTTCTTTATAGGTGTATCTTTTATAAAGACCTTCCTTTGATCCACCTTCTCTAAAAGCTTCTCTAATTAATTTAATAGTGTATTGGTATAAGTAATCCTTAGTGTTGATATTGCTCATAAGCTTTCTCCAAGAGTAATAAGTAGTACACCGCATCAACCACAACAAGAGGTGCAGACTTGTTTTGTTTAATGACAACAACAGGCTCTCTATCTTCAGGACAGTTGTCATCTGCTTGAGAGTAGAAAGAGTAGACAGCCATTGACTCTCTTGACTTACACTCAATAGATATCCCTAGCTGGTCACCTACTTCCTTAGAGAACAGGATGTCCTCACCAGCAGCTCCCATACTGGTGGACCTTACATCGTCTTTGGAAAAGGGAAAGACTTCAAGGATTGCATCTCTGAACCATTGCTGGAGTTTCCTGCCTTTTGCTTTTGCGCTTTGGGTTTTAATGGGCTTCTCCTTATGTTTAAGAATTTATCTAGTGTAACTCTCTTAATACTTTTAATCCATCCTTTAGGAATATGTATCCTAGAGTTGGACTGCTCATGTGATATAGCTGCTGCAAGACAAATAGCATCTGGCGTTTCATCAACTATAAATCCTATGCTTAGACATGGATGTACTTCTGCTTTTGATTCTTCATCCCAACCACAGTCAGACACAGCATCGACCCATTGCACATAAACTATTGTGAAGTGTTTGGCAACTGCCAGAGCTGATTCTCTTTTCTTCTTATCCATAATAACCTTCCACGCTCTGTTATTTTATCAAGGTCATGATCGTATTTTTCACTCACAGCTTTGAAAAGACTTTTCTCAGTTGTACAGTTCTCAAGAATTTTATTGGCTTTTACTGGACCAATACCTTTAAGACCTGGAATGTTATCAACACGATCACCAGTAAGTAACTGAAGATAGAAATTCTTTATAGCCTCCCTTTCAGTAACATAATATAAATCTCGCTTAACAAAGTTGTAGTGCCAACCTCGGATCATATCTAAATCTTTATCAATGGTCATTATGCAACTAGAATCCTCTGGTAATTCATACGCTTTGATTCCCATTGCATCATCAGCTTCTTGACCTTCAATGACTATAAAACCCCACTTAGATATAAGGTAATCACGCAGAGTATCGTAATGTACAGGTTTTCTAGCATCTTTACGATTCCCCTTATAAGGTTGTTCGGTGGCAATCTCTGATCTATAGTTGGTCTTCCCTGTTAAATAACCTTCATAAGAATCAATACCTTTTAATCTTATTAAGTTCTCAACAAAGTTACCCATGCGAGATATTGCAAACTTCTCCTCTGCAGGGTCATCGACAGAGAATCCGACACGATAAACCAGGATATCTCCATCGATTAAACCACACGCTTTATCCATTGACTTAGACAAGTTAGAGAGGATTGTCCATACTGGGACCAGTGTACTCTGCGTACTCAGTAACAACTATCCTACCTGCACCAGTACCTACACCAGTGTCACCAGAAAAGGTCCAAGTGTAAGGCTTAACTGTAGCGACTGCTTTAGAATTATTTGCAATTTTAGCATTAATAATTGGAGTGCCGTCTTCAAGCTCTGCCTTGATTGGATAATTTGCTGATTTGACTACTATATAGTTACCTTGCTCTGGATCATGTTTATCGTTCCTAACTTTAACGCCAATCTCTGTTAGTTTTTTTACAGCGTCATCTGATAGATGAGTTAGATTAATCTGATACTTTTTACTCTGAGGGTTAATTATTTCTCTATCATCCCACATGAGTTCTGTCTTTACTACTATAGGTTTTAGATTAGCCATGTATTTCCTTTTAGTGTGTTGCTGCCCAGTTAGTACCTACTTTAAACTCACCATCGAGAGGGCAGCGTAGCCCGAATGCAAGTCCTGCTTCTTGTATTGCCATCACACCGTACCTACCTACAATATCAGCGTGTTCTTCAGTTGTTTCTATTTGCCATTCATCATGGACATTAGCTACAATCGAGCCGTGTATTCTATCACAATTTAGCTTCTGTGTCAATAGTATTAAGGCTTTTTTCATAACTATCGCACCAGCTCCCTGCAACAAAGTATTAAGAGCTGCGTGTTGTGATCTAACAAATAACTTCCTACCATCCAAACCTGGCAGCCATCCTTTATCAGATAACTTATTAACTTTATCTTTCAGAACTTTTAAGGCTGGTGTATTCGCCAGGAAAGTAGAAATCAACTTCTTACCTTCACGCTCACTACCACCAACTACCTGCCCAATCTTAGCAGGACCGGCTCCATAAAGAAAAGCATAAATGAACCGCTTACTCTGATCTCTATCAGTAAGCCCTGCTGCCTTCATATTAGCTGTGTGGATATCACCACTCAGTATCTCATTGGTGTAGTCATCATCACGCATATAATGTGCAAGCATACGCAACTCAAGACCAGAAGCATCTATACCAACCAGTACATTACCTTCTTCCACTGTCCAGACAGACCTACACTCTTTACCGTAAGGGCTAGAGACGCTCGGCACTTGGGCGAGATTCGGTTTAGAATGGCTCATTCGTCCCGTGATACAACCGTTGGTGTTGACCGAACCGTGTACCCTGTCGGAGTGATCTGCATAGTCAATCCATTTCTCAGCCTGAGTAATCCGTTTTTGAAGAAGTAAGAATTCTTCAAAGAGCCTAGCTTCAGGTCTGTCAATAGTTGAAAGTACTTTCTCATCTACAATCACCGTTCCTTTCTCAGTGTATGTTTTAGGAGTCCAACCAAGAACAACAAGACGCTCTGCTATCTGCTTACGACTCCCTGGATTGAACACTTCTACTTTATCTTTAAGACGTTTACCTGTCTTCTCACTAAACCGAATAGTTACAATAGGTTTGAAAACTCTTTGTAGTTCTTCCTCAATTTCTGATAGTCTTTTCCTCCAGTCTGCCAGAAGTCCAATTGTTTTCTTAACATCAATTTTAAATCCTTTATCTTGCTGTGCTTTTGTGATAACAGCAACTTGATGTTCAAGATCAGAGGACTGACCCCACTCCAATAAATCAGCACTAAGATTCTTGTATAACGCAGCAGTGACCTCAACATCTTGGATACAGTACTCAACCATCTCATCAGACAGACCTCCATCGAAAGCTGTGAAGTCTCCCTTGTGCAATCCTAGCCGTAGTCCCCATGATCTTAGCGAGTGTCCTGACTCGATTACTGGGTTTAGTAGCCGAGACATTATCAACGTATCTTGCAACTGGGCTGAATCTATTTTCAAGTTCCACAGCTTCCTCAACACTGGTGCATCGAATCCGATTATATTCTGACCAATCAAGGTATCTTCTGGTCTTAGATACTTTTGTAATTCGCTGGCTACTGTCCATACTTTAATCTCCTCAGTTGTTATGTTCTTAGTAACAGCACACCATATTCTGGTGGCATCAAGTCCATCTGTTTCTACATCAATAATTATTTTTCTCACAGTGGGTTTTCCTCTTCTTCGTTTAAACGCTGAGTCATTCTACCACAATTCATATCATAAAGCAAGCGTCCAGCAGGACCAACCTGACCAGAGTAACGATTCTTTAGCACACGCACCCTGGTTGAGTTACGCTCAATAGGGTCAGGGTCTTGACTAGAACGCTCTAAACCAATAACAACATCAGACAACTGTGCAATACTTGCAGAGCCTCTGAGTGCTGATATAGACACTTGCGCTCCATCCTCAAAGCCTTTACCGTCAGGGCGTTTTAGGTGGCTGACTAAGAATAAACAGATACCAGTTTCTTGTGTGAGCATTCGTAATTTAGTCATGATTTCATCAATAGCCTTACGCTCATCTACGTTTGCTTGAGCAGAAACAATTATTGACACGTGGTCCAGGCAGACGTAACGACAATTAAGAGCTTTGGCAAAGTAGCGAACATTGTTAATAATAGAATCAATATCGTTAGAGCCAAAATGGTCATAGAAATAAATCCTATCATCTTTAAGCATGACATTATAAGAATCTTCAAGCTCTTGATCTGTAACCTCTGTTTCTGGTAAGTGTATTGGTTTGTTTAAATGTAAAGACATCAGTGATCTTGCAGTTCTATCTACACTTTCTTCAAGAAACATAATACCAATGTTGTCAGTAGTTTGGTTGAAAATAGCGTAGATCAGTTCCTTCAAGAACTGTGATTTACCTAGACCAGAACCTGCAGTGATAGTAACCAACTCAGTGTCTCGAATACCCATAGTTAAGTCATCTAGCTGAGAGAATGGGTAACGAACTTTAGACGCTTCTGGTAGTTTAAGTACTTGATCTTTGAGTGAGGAGCCACTGACAATACCAGCAGGAACGTACTTCTCAGCTCTCCACCAGGTGTCCAGAAATAACTTCTCTTCTCCTCTTGATAGATAATCACAAGCATCTTTGAAACCTTCTTTTGCCTTAAACACTTTAACTTTAGAGCCTAAGACCTGGGTAATAGCATCCACAGCTTTAGCACCTTGCTCATCATTGTCCATAAAGATCACTACATTATCAAATGAGTTCAACCATTTGTAATGAGTTCTGACATCTACTGAGGCACTGGCTGCACCGTTCCTAATGGACAACACTGGGAACTTAGAGCCAAGCATAGCAAACGCACTCAGACAGTCAAATTCGCCTTCGCAAATCGTTACATACCGACCACCACTGTTAAATAAATTCTGTCCGAAAAGATTAGCTTGTTTCCAATCACCTGTTGTGCTGAATTTTTTATCTGTGATCCCACGCTTTTTGTACGCTACTATTTTCCCTTTTTCATTAGTGTACGGAAACCAGTAATGATTAGAGTCAGCTTTAACTCCAAAGTGCTCCATAGTGGCTCTGGTTATGTTCCTTATAGGCACAGGTCGAGATACAGCATCTACATCAGGGTGTATCAGAGGCTTTGGAACCTCGCTTGTTGTGTTTACTAACGTCATGTTTCTCCTTTGGTTTGGTTGATCTTGTTGGTTCCTATGCACAACTTCACAAGCATAGCACTTACTTCCCCAATCATAAGTAGTCAAAGCATCCGAACTATTACAATCAGGACATGGTTGGTGGACTTTTAATTGTATTCCCATTGACAAATCCTTTAAAGTATGCTATAATAACTATTTAGCTTTAATTAGCATTAAATATAAAATCATTAATAATAATCTAATTGAGACTATTTAGACTGTTAGCTTGCTTCTCTTTCATTAACTCACATACAGTAAGTAATATGAAATTAGGATCATAAATAGTCATCAAATCAATATAGTCACTCAAAACCGCATAAAAATGCTGCTCCTCCTCTTGACTAAAGAACTGTTGATCGTCATCACCTTCAAAATAGTATTCATCACTCATTGTCTTTTCCTTAGTCGTTGAAGTAAACATCAGTGACCCCAAGAGAGTCATAATCATTTTCATCTAATCTTTCAAACTCTAAACCTGGTTTGTCATCAGTAACATGACGCAGGTCCATTCTATCCAGCGTGAGTATGTTATCCTCTGGTGACACATTAAAGCAATGATTACACAGCTCTAAATATTCATTACTCTCTATCATTTTTCTGGTTGCCTCAAAATCAGACAATATCTCATCACAGGCTTGACACTTCATTATCCTTCTCCTATTTCAAAATTACGATTCATTAAAGAACTCCAACTTAGCGGGAACAGCTTACCACACTCCTTGTCAATTTGCAAGGAAATTATTTGAGTTTCTTTTTGGGAGTCTTCTTTGTTGCGTAGATTACACACCCTTGAGAACGCATACAGACTTCCAGACCAGAACCACTCAGTCATCATGCTCTGGGGAAGTACAGACCTTGCTTGCTCTTCACAGATATTCATACCCAGCAACTGTTCATAAGCATTAGAGCATAGTTTATGCGTTGAGTCACGCAGCAGGTTAGCCTCACGGTTAAATGGTGACAACCTTCCAGAGCCTTGCTTCTTGTCTTCTGTTGCTTCTCTCCATCCCATAGGAGCCTCCCAGAACTCAGGAGGATCACTGACATACCTCCTAGAGATTTCGTTCCATGACAGACCAACCTGGTGCTTCCCAAGCTGCCTGGCTACAAAGATAGGTGCTTGAATCCTGAACTGTACAAAGCAGTGTGCAAATGGTGACCAGTGTTTGTGCTTAGCCAGGTATCTTATTAAACCAGCGTCAGTAGATTCAACTTCAGTGTGTTGCTTATTGAAGCTGACACGAGCTGCATTCACTACTGTTAAATCTGAACCCATGTAATCAAGCAGGTTAACAACCATGATAAAACTCCTCTGCGTCTTTCATTCCGTTAAAATATTGTTGTATTTCTGATGGCAGCGTTAACTTACACTCTTTACCGTCTTTAATCAACCTAGGATTAGAGTCCTTGTTGTAGAAGGCATCTTCTTGACCACATTCAAAGGGTGTCATCTCATTTTTCATTATTTTCCTCCATTTCTTTAATCCATTTCTCTTCAGTAACCTCAACACCGTCTATGTAGAAATGCTTCTGGTGATTTGTCCACATTAGACTAAACTTAGGTCTACCGTTATCAAACTTTTGATACTCTGCTCTTATTTCTGTTTCAGCCATGAATATATCCTTCTAGTAGTTATAAATAAATGTAATGGTACAAAAAACACAAGATACTCTTCAAGCAGGTTCTTATTGACTACCATTTCACCTCTCCAACAAAAGTACAGTAGTGCCAGGAACCAAGCCATAAAAACAACAACTATGGTTTGATTGATGTATTTAATCATACTCCTCCTATAAAATAATGTTTGTTGCTTCTTTAGACGGAACCTGTCTAACGTACTCTGTTATGTTGTGTTGCTCAGCGTATTTATTAAAACTACGCACCAGAGGATACTTTAAAATAGTCTCACCCTCAAGCATCACAGCACGGTTACAATTTTTATTCATCTGAATGTAATACACGTTGCAGTTATCAGCTATTTTGTATGGTATTTTGTTTGAAAATTCTTCTTCTTTCCTCCACATATATTCCTTCCTCTCGATACAGTTTATTGTCGAGTACGGAAAGTTAGAATCAAACTTCCAAGCACCATTCCTAACTTCAACCTCCCAGGCAATAACAACTTCGTCTTGGTCGTTTAGTGTCAGTACATCAATACCATGCCTATTAGGATTAGAGACATTCTTAAATCCTATTTTATTCCTGTCAAGATAAGACAATAAAGCATTCTTTCCTTGATTATCAGTGACAGAGTGCATCTTATTACTGAATGGTTTGATATTACCTCTCATTGATCTTTTTTTCTCATTATCAAATGTAGTCATCATGTTGTTCTCCATTAGTTAATCTTCATCTAAATCCTCATCATAACGTAAGTCACTGTTCTTATCTCTCCAGTAGTCATCCAGGACTTCTTGAGCCTTCCAGCCTTTATGGTAATCAGCTACCTGCTCTGGTGTCCAGTTAAGCTCTGACAAGTCTCTATCACGCTCTGCCCAGCAGTCTGCAGAGCCTTGGTCGTATGGTGTTTTCTTTTTCATAAATCTATCTCCTTAGTCTATAAAAAACCTAGCTGCTAAATATCCTAACACAAAGAATATAATGTACTCTTGAATTTCAGTAGCCATAAAGCCCCGCTATCAGATAATAACACACCCAGACATAACCTGTAAACCCTATCCAAAGAAATATATCTAACTTGTTCATAAGTATTCATCCTCAGTTGTTGTTATACGTTTAACAATCCTGTACTTAGCTGAGTCCAACTCTTTCTTGTAGCTCTGAGCCTCAGACAAGTCTTCGAAGGACAACACCTCCTCCTCTTCATTGTTTAAACTTCTCGCTAATACTATGTATTCAGTAATCATTTTATTTCTCCTTTGTTGTTAATTAAATTCCCTTACCACAATTGTTATTATACCTACCTCAAGACACAATGCAAGTGTTTTATTCATAAATTAATAGATCATTTTGTTATAAGTGTTATGCCTTTAAAGCATAAGCTAATCAACGTCTTAGACGCATCCCCCAGTTCTTTTTAATCTGCAGGTAACCCCGTTAAGTCAGAGGCTTGTGAGAGGCTTGTGAGAGGCTGTGGAGTGGTCTGTGGAGTCGTTGTGTAGTAGCTGTTAAATAGTGCTATGAGGCTACCACTCGGATACATCCTCCCCTGGTATGACCCTCCCTCCCTGTGGATAACTTGTTAGTAACTTGTGAGTAGTTTGTGGATAACTATATAGCTCTGCTTAATGCGAATGGTTATCATTTACAAATCTAAATAGGAATCATTCTCATTTAGAATCTTGTGTATAACTTGTGGATTCTTTGTGGATAACTTTATAGGGGGGGTATGCTGCTCTCTGTAAAAACTTATTAGTATTACCCTAACAGACACAAAAAAGATCAGAATAGGAAAAGAAACTGGACAGTACTCTAGGTAATAGGTACGAATAAGGAATCAGGACATTTAGAGCTATTAAGGTCGTTTAGAGCTATTAAGGGTTATTAAGGGCTATTAAGGTCGTTTAGAGCTATTAAGGGTTATTAAGGGCTATTAAGGTCGTTTAGAACTAAGATATGTCCCCTACTAAAAAAAAACACGGGAGTTCTGGACTAATACAGTAAATAGTTCTTGACTTTGTTGTTGATTTGTGGTATAATAGAACACTAAATAGATCAAAACAGATAATCATTAATAGTAATCTATTGATAATTTTTCTATTTAAAGCTATTTAGAACTAAATAGTATAAAACATAAGGATAAACATTTGTCTGATGTAGATAATGTCCCTAAGAAAAGGGGTCGTGGTAGACCGAGAAAGTCTGAGGTTGAGTCCAAGAAGAAACGAGGTGTTATTGGTAGACCGCCAGGTGAGGCTGCTAGGATCAAAGAGTTTCATGCTAGGTTGTTAGCTACAAGCGGTGAGACAGTCATTAACACTATCATCAGTAAGGCATTAAATGATGATGACAAGGATCAAGTGGCGTGTCTAAAGATGTGTATTGATCGTGTCCTTCCAATGTCATACTTTGAGAAGGGTAGGGATGCAGGTAGAGGTAGTGTTAATATTCAGATATCAATGCTTGGTGATGCTAAGGCTGAAGTTTTAGATCAAGAAGAACTACAAGATGCAGAATATGAGGATGTAGATGTCGAATCTTGATATTAAGCTACTACCTTGGCAGAAAGATGTGTGGGCTGATAAGTCCAGGTTTAAGGTTATAGCTGCTGGTCGTAGGACGGGTAAGAGTATGTTGGCAGCGTGGCAGTTGCTTGTTAACGCCTTAGAAGCTAAGAAGGGTCATGTCTGGTATATAGCCCCTACGCAGCAACAAGCTAGAGATATTATGTGGCAACAACTGCTTGAGCTTGGTAACCCAGTGATAGCAAGCAGTCACGTTAACAATATGCAACTTACATTGATTAACGGTTCTAAGATATCGTTAAAAGGTGCTGATAGACCAGAGACAATGCGTGGTGTAGCTTTAAAGTTTGTTGTACTCGATGAGTATGCAGATATTAAACCTACTGTGTTTGAACAGATTCTTAGACCAGCGTTAGCTGACTTGAAGGGTCACTGTATATTTATTGGTACACCCAAGGGGCGTAATCATTTCTATGATACCTACAAGATGGGTCAGAGTGATAAGCCAGAGACTAAGGATTGGAAGTCATGGCACTTTACTAGCTTTGATAACCCACTACTGGATAAAGAAGAGATTGAAGTAGCTAAGAATACAATGTCTACGTTTGCTTACAGACAAGAGTTCATGGCTAACTTTGAAGCACCACAGTCAGACATCTTTAAAGAGAACTGGGTTGTTATTAAAGATAAGGATGATGAACCTAAAGAAGGCACTTACTATATGGGTGTTGACTTAGCAGGCTTTGAGAATGTATCCAAGCAAGCCAGTAATAAGAAGAAGTATCTGGATCAAACGTCCATAGCCATTGTTAAGGTAGGTGATGATAACAAGTGGTGGGTGGATAAGGTTGACGCTGGTAGGTGGGACATTAAAGAGATATGCGAGAGGATGTTGGATCATGTCAAGACTTATAATATACAAGTCATAGGCATAGAGAAGGGTTCTCTGATGAGGGCTGTACTGCCTTACTTAACAGAGATGATGTTAAAGCAGAACATCTACCCACGAATAGAAGAAGTAGCGTTAGGTAATAGAAGCAAGGTAGATAGAGTTGTTGGTGCTTTGCAAGGTAGGTTTGAGCATAAACAGATAGAGTTGTGTGATGGAGACTGGGTAAGAGAGTTCAAGGATGAGTTGTTAAACTTTCCCACTACTGGTGTACATGATGACATGATAGATTCTGTAAGTCTTATTGCTCACATAGCTAACGCAGCAATGTACTTTGAAGATGACCCAGACGATGAATACGAATGTCTTGACCATATAAGCGGGTACTAATATGAAAGATTGTAGGCTGTAGGCAACGGGAACTCGTAAGACTAACTTACAAGTTGTTCCTGCATATTGTAATTGTAAGAAAGGTAATAGAAATATGAACACCTACGTAAAGAACACTTAATTATATATTGGGATACTAACATGGCTGAAATAAACAGGAATACAGAATTCACCTCAGATGAAGAAGTAGAAGTTACTGAAAGTGATAAAGAGTTAGTATCTTTTGTTGTTGATCACTGTAACAAGTGGAGAGACTGGAGGGACTCTAACTATGAGACCAAGTGGGATGAATATGAGAGGATTTATTATGGTGTTTGGAGCGCAGAAGATCGTACAAGGGACAGTGAGCGTAGTAAAATTATTAGTCCTGCCTCCCGTCAAGCTGTTGATAACAGGGTTGCGGAAACTATGGAAGGTTTTGCTGGAACAGGCAAACTGTTTGAAATAAGTGATGATGGTTTAGATGAAGATGCCTCAGATATTGAGAAAATGCAGCTTCTTTTGCTTGAAGACACGCACAATAACGCTTATCTGAACAATGTATCATCAATTGTCAAGTTAGCAGAGATATTTGGTACTGGTGTTGGGGAAGTTTTAGTCAAAACTGAGATGGAACGTGTCCCTACTACCAAAGAAGTGCCAGATCAAGGCATAGCAGAGGTTGGTGTCACCGAAAGAGAGAAGATATCCATAAAAATTAAGCCGGTAAACCCTAGAAATCTCTTAATTGACCCAAATGCTGACTCAATTGAGGAATCTTTAGGTGTAGGCGTAGAAGAGTACCTCAGTTATCATCAAGTTATCAGAGGAATGGCTTCTGGTGTTTATCGAAAGGTAGATGTCAAGCCTTCTTATGATGACGATGATTTAGATGACTCACAGCTTGAAGATACTCAATACCGTGATGATAAAGTTAAAGTTATCCGATATTATGGGCTAGTACCTAGAGATTTACTAGAAAAATCAGGAGAAGTAGAGCAAAGAGCAGAAGAACTGTTCCCTGATGACGATGAAGCATCAGAAATGGCTGATTTGGTTGAAGCTATAGTAGTTATCGCCAATGATTCTCAGCTTTTGAAGGCAGAACGCTCACCGTACATGATGGAAGATAGACCTGTTATTGCCTATCGACCAGAGGTACGTCCAGGACGCTTCTACGGGGTTGGAACAGTAGAGAAGGCATATAATATGCAAAAGGCTATTGATGCCCAACTGCGTAGCCATATGGACTCCCTGGCACTAACAACAGCACCTATGATGGGTATTGATGCTACAAGATTGCCGAGAGGCATGAAGTTTGAGGTTAGACCTGGTAAAAACATCCTAACTAACGGAAACCCCGCAGAAATATTAGTACCGTTTAAATTTGGAAGTACCGATGCCTCAAACTATGATACAGCTAAAGGGTTTGAGGCAATGCTGCTGCAAGCAACAGGCACACTAGACTCGGCAGAGTTGGTCAAGAGCGCAGCAGGTGGAGGAGGACAAAACAACGGTATGGGTATGTCGTTAGCTATGTCTGCTATTGTCAAGAAGAATAAAGTGGCAATGGCATCGTTTCAGGATGACTTCATCATTCCAATGGTTAAGAAGGTTGCGTATCGCTATATGCAGTTTGACCCAGAGCGTTACCCAATGAAAGACTTTAAGTTTACCACAATGTCCTCTATTGGGTCTATTGCTAGAGAGCATGAACAACAACAGCTAATAGGGTTGCTTCAGACGCTTGGTCCTAACTCACCCATTGTTCCTATCATCTTAAAGAGCATTGTATCTACCTCTGGTTTGTTGAACAGAGAAGAGCTGGTATCACAACTAGATCAGATGTCTCAGCCTAACCCACAAGCTCAAGAGATGCAGATGCAACAACAACAGGCTCAGATGCAATACCTCGCTGCTCAGACTGCTGAGCTACAAGCTAGAGCTGCTGAGTCTATGGCTGATGCTCAAGAGGCACAAGCCAGAGCGCAGAAACTTATGGTTGAGGCTTCTCTTATGGAAGATAAGGTTAAAACGGACATGATCCGTAACCTATCAGCTAACATTAAAGATGAGGATACTAACGAGTTTACTAAGAGAGCTAAGATTGCGGATATCTTGATTAAAGAAAAAGATATTGAATCTAAGGAAAGAATAGTTGAGAGACAGATGCAAGAAAAAAGAACCAGACAGTAAATAATGCTTGACTTTGTTGTTCATTTGTGGTATAATGCCGTAACATTATGTAAATGAGAATCATTCTCATTCTAATACTCATTATTATTTAGGAGAACTCCATTTGGATAAAGAACTCCAGGCGTACTACGAAGCAAGATTTGAAATGATGGCAACAGAGGGTTATATAGATTTGTTGGCAGATATTGAAACAATGATTGAAGAAAGAAACAACGTAATGGCTACAAAAGGGCTTGAAGACTTGCACTTTCGTAGAGGACAGTTAGACGTTTTACATTGGATGAGAACTCTCAAAAAGCTTTCTGAAGAAGCCTGGGAGCAACTAAACAATGAGTAAACGGATATATGAATTTAGGTGTGAACAGAATCATACCGCAGAGAATTATATTGATGAGAAGATAACCACGATTTCGTGTCCTACTTGTCAATGTGCAGCACCTCGTATTATCTCAGCACCACGTATTGCTTTAGAGGGAGTCACTGGTGACTTTCCAACAGCAGCAGACGCATGGGCTAGGAAGCACGAGCAAGCAACAAGAATCGCTGAAAAACGTAGAGACTGAGCGTCAGTGATATTTTTTATTTCCTATAATCACAATGTGACAGGAGTTTTTATACATGGCTAATTTTGAAGATCCGATTGAAGAAAATCTTGACTTTACACCTGATGAAGTAGGTGATGATGATCCTACTGAACAGGTGCAGGTAGAAGCACAACAGGAACCAGCACCAGAGGATAACCCTGAAGATGATTTACCTGAAAAGTATCGTGGTAAGTCTACAGCACAAATTGCTAAGATGCACCAAGAGCTAGAAAAGCTCAACGGTAGGCAAGCTCAAGAAGTTGGCGAACATCGAAAGTTCGTTGATGAAATGCTCAAGCGGGAACTCTTAAAAAATACAGCAAATAAACAGTCATCAGAAGAGATTGAAGACCCAAACGAGAAATTCTTTAAAAAACCAACAGAAGCTATGGATGAGTATTTATCCAATCATCCGTCCATTAAACAGGCACAAGAAAATGCCTTGATAATGAAAGCTCAATCTGCTCAACAGAATCTGCAACAACAGTTTCCTGATTATGTAGAAGTGATAAAAAACCCACAGTTTAAAGAGTGGGTAGATGCTTCTCCTATTAGACAAAGACTGTACGATGATGCAGACGATAGGTATGACGTAGCTGCTGCAACTGAATTAATCAGCACCTGGAAAGCTATTTCAGGTGTTAGGCAACCAGAACAGCAGCCAATCACTACTGAAGTAAAAGAGAATAGAAGTAAATCTCTTAAAGCTGCCTCTGTTGATACAGGAACTTCTTCTATTAGTTCACAAAAGAAATACTCTCGAAAGGCTATTCAAGAACTTCTAAAAAACAACCCTGATAAATATTATGCACATTCAGAGGAAATCCTTCAGGCTTACGCAGAGGGACGAGTCTACAATTAACTTAAAGGAAATAAGAAATGGCACTAGGTACTAATAATGTAACAACCACTACCGCAGCGAAGTTTATCCCTGAGATTTGGAGTGATGAGATTGTTGCCGCATACAAGGCTAATCTTGTTGCAGCAAACTTGTTCTCCAAGATGTCTTTCAAAGGCAAAAAGGGTGATGTACTTCACATTCCTAAACCAACTCGTGGAGCAGCCTCTGCTAAATCAGCATCAACTCAGGTCACACTGATTGCTGCTACAGAGAGTGAAATCCTCGTTAACATTAACAAGCATTATGAATACTCACGTTTCATTGAAGACATCGTAGAGACACAAGCACTAAGCTCTTTGCGTAAGTTCTACACTGATGACGCTGGTTATGCTATTGCTAAACAGGTTGATACTGACCTTGTACGGCTTGGTCGTTTGGTTAACGGTGCTACACTTGGCACTGATGACTACGCTACTTCTAACACAGCTACTAAAGCATGGATCGGTTCTACGGGTGCAACTGCTTATAACTCTACGTCTTCAAACGCTGCTGCGCTTGCTGATGCAGGGATAAGACGTTCAATCCAAAGGCTCGATGACGCTGATGTACCTATGTCAGATCGTGTTTTACTTGTTCCACCTACAACCAGAAATACTTTAATGAGCATTGCTCGATTTACTGAGCAAGCGTTCACTGGTGATGTGGGTTCAAGCAACACAATCCGTAATGGTTCTGTTGGTGATGTATATGGTGTTAAAGTATTTGTATCTACCAATGCTGACTTTGGTGCAGGTAGTTCAGGTGCTGACCGTATTTGCTTGATGGCTCATAAAGATGCTTTCTGTCTTGCTGAGCAAATGGGCGTACGTTCACAGACCCAGTACAAGCAAGAGTGGCTTGCAACATTGTTCACGACAGATATGCTTTACGGTGTAGCTGAGTTGCGTGACGATGCTGCTGTAGCTTTGGCTGTACCTGCTTAACCAGTAAGTTGTAATACCTCCCCAGGCTCATAAGGTCTGGGGAGTTTTCATAAGTCGTTCATCCATCAGGACGGAAGTAGGGAGACCGAAGGAACGCACCTATACCTTTAGCGAGGAGGGTGATATGCTTTGGACAAATTACTGCCGCAAGAACGAGATTAAAAGGCACGAAAGAGATAAGTTAATTAAAATACTCTGGAGAAACATGATGTGGACTAAACCTGAATATACAGAAATGAGATTTGGATTTGAAGTAACTATGTACATCGCAAATAGATAGGGACAGTTAAATGGCTATATATAGAGGCCCAGGTGGATCAGGAGACGCTACAACAGACGCTGCTAATCAGGCATCCGTAGCTTCTAACAAGGCTGCTGAGGCCGCTATATCAGCTACCGCTGCCGCTGGTTCAGCCAGTTCTGCTGCAACATCTGCATCTACTGCAACAACACGAGCATCTGAGGCTTCTACTTCTGCCACTAATGCTTCTAACTCTGAAACTGCTGCCGCAAGCTCAGCAACAGACGCTGCTGCTTCTTATGATTCTTTTGACGACAGGTACTTAGGTGCTAAATCATCTGACCCTACCCTTGACAATGACGGTGATGCTTTAAGTGCTGGTGCATTGTACTTCAATACTGTTTCTAATGTCATGCAGACCTACACAGGTTCTGCGTGGCAGTCCATAAACACTGGTACTGGTCTACAAGCGTCTAACAATTTATCTGATGTATTAAGCGCAAGTACTTCTAGGGATAACCTAGGATTAACTATAGGTACTGACATCCAGGCTTTTGACTCTGTTCTTGCAGCTACGACTGCATCCTACACTACTGCTGAAGAATCTAAATTAGCGGGTATCGAGACTGCTGCAACTATAGATCAAACAGGTGCTGAAATTAAGGCTGCTTATGAGGTAGAAGCTAATGCGTTTACTGATACTCAGTTTACTAAGCTATCTGGTATTGAGACAAGTGCTACTGCGGATCAAACTGCTGGAGAGATTAAAACTGCCTACGAGAGTAATGCAGATACTAACGCATTCACTGACGCAAACAGCACTAAGCTAAGTGGTATAGAAACAAGTGCAGACGTAACAGACGCTACTAATGTGACTGTTGCAGGTGCGTTGATGGATAGTGAAGTCACTAACCTGGCACAAGTAAAAGCATTTGATACAACAGACTACGCTACAGCTGCTCAGGGGACACTGGCTGATAGTGCTAACCAACCGGCTACCACAGTAGCTAAGACATCCTCTACAGGCTCTGCTGTGATGCCTACAGGCACTACGGCACAGAGAGATGTCTCTCCTACAACAGGTAACTTAAGGTTCAATTCTACTGATACTTCTTTCGAGGGCTATGATGGCTCTGCTTGGGGTGCTATTGGTGGAGGTGGAGGAGCTTCTGGTGGAGGTTCTGATGCTATCTTTTATGAGAACGGTCAGAGTGTCACCACAGACTACACCATTGTAGCTACTAATAATGCAATGAGTACAGGCCCGATAACTATTGATAGTGGTGTCACAGTTACCGTAAGTTCTGGCGCACGCTACGTTGTAATTTAAAAGGAATATCATGGCATCAGTAATTTCAGGGAGTAATACATCAACCTTCGGTGGACTGGTAGAAACGCCAGCAGGAGTCGGATACACATACGACACAACACGAGATGCTTTTATTTCGCCTAAGCATTATCCAAGCTGGTTATTAGATGAAGCTACTTGTCAATGGGCTGCACCTGTTGCTTATCCTACTGACGGTAAGGATTACACTTGGAACGAAGACACAACCAACTGGATTGAGGTCACAGAATGAGTAAGAAAGGAAACCGAATTGTCTAAGATTTCACTAACGCCTCATGCCTCGGGTACAGGCATCTTCACAGTTGCTTCACCTAACTCCAGTACCGATAG